CGATCCTCAAACAAGGACAGGTCACCATGCCACATCTGCAAGAAGAAGTTTAAATTTATTATTCTCAGAGTGGGCAAACAGAGGAATAAATTATTGGACAGTTGGCACTGCAACATTAAATTTATCAACAGATACCATAACATATAATTTGCCAGCAGGTGTAATTGATTTGTTGGATGTTGTTATATTTAATTCAGCAGACTCAACTCGCAACGACACTATTGTAAATAGAATAACATTGCAAGAATATAATCAAATACCAAATAAAAGCTCATCTGGTAAGCCAAGCCAATATATGCTTGATAAAGGTTTACAATCTGGATCTAACAATATTTCTAAAATATATGTTTGGCAAGCACCAGACATAAATACTTATGTTCTCAGTTATTGGGCAATGAACCAACTTGAAGATATAACAGCATCAAACCAAGATACAGACATTCCATATACTTGGAGTGAGTGCATCTGTGCAGGTTTAGCAAGCAAATTAGCAGTTAAATATGCTCCTGACAAATTTCAATTATTAAATGAAATGTATGAAAGAGCATTTAATTTTGCAGCATCTAGCGATAATGATGGTGTAAGTTTAAAAATACAACCAACAGCATTGAACTTGATATAATGGGAAGATTTGCAAAAGGTAAAAGATCAAGAGCGATAAGCGACAGAAGTGGTTTTGAAGTTCCATATACTCAACTCAAAACAACTTGGAACAATTTGCGTGTTGAGCCTGAAGAGTTTGAGGTTAAGCATCCTCGTTTAACACCACCAAAAAATATAATAGATCCAACTGCATTATTTGATCCTAGACCAAATAATGATCCTGAAAATGTTTCTATATTTTTTAATTTTAATTGGTTTAATAATGCACCAACTGGTATGCAAGCAACACAATACAAAAAACCAAATTTACCAGTTGGCAAAGGCAGTGTTGGTTTTCCTTCTTTTGAAATTGAAAATACAAGCATTTCAGGAATAGCTGGAACAGGAGCAATAGGAACAGAAACTCCAGAAGCATCAATCGATGAAACAGGTGTTGCTGGAACTGGTAATGTAGGAGATGCATCTGTTTTAGGACTTAAAGGTGTTTCAGGTGTTGCTGGAACAGGTGCTGTTGGTATTTCTTCTTCTGATATTACATTATCCATTGCTGAAACAGGTCTTGCTGGAACAGGAGCTATAGGCACAGAAGTCCCAGAAGCATCTATTATTGAAACAGGTGTCGCAGGAACAGGAGCAATAGGCACAGAGACCTTAGAAGCATCTATAACAGAGACAGGTGT